CCAAAATCGGATACAACGCTTTATATAACGTTGTACTTTCGCACTCAACCGCTTTCAATTCTAAGTCGGGAATTAATCGCTTTACAGTTCCACTGTGTTTGAATAGTGATAATAAAGTGTCACTCACCGAGAAAAACTTTATCTTTTTTGAGTCGGTTCTATCCGAACTTAAATTGAAAGGTTACTATAACATTGTGTTAAACAATGGTCGTGCGGTAGACGATGTAAAAACCGATTTTTACACCGTTGAAATTTTCCTTTCAAAAAATGCGGTTGAAGTTCCTAGCGACTTGAAAGTGTTTGATTTTTCAAGTTTTGACACTTCAAAACTTCTTAAGCGTGACGGTAAAGCCGAAAAAGCCAAAACCGCCAAAAACAAAACCGCCGAAGCCGAAAAAACGGTAGAAGCCGAAAAAACCGCCGAAGCCTTGGAAGCCAAAACCGCCGAAGTTGAAGCCCTTAAAAAAGAAGTCGCAAAAAAAGAAGAACAATTGAACAAAAAAGCAATTGCTGAATTCAACGACGATGCTTTACTTTCAATTGCTAATTGTATCGAAGTTCTTGTAAAAAAGCATTGCCCTATACCTAGCGACTTCGATTTTACAAAATTCGAGTGCGACTTATTCAAGGTAATTGAAAGCAAGTGGGACTTGAAAGCCATTGAAAAGTAACACACTTTCATAACTTGCCGATATACCCTAGGTTAATTCCTAGGGTATTTTTTTTGTCTTTTTTTTTCTTTTATTTCCTAGTGTGATACACAAAATTTTTTTCTTTTTTGCCCTTCCTGGTTATCCTGATTTTTCAGCTGCGACCCAGACCTATCCACGTTTCAGCCGGAAAATTGATCTTAACTGTGTGATACACACCCACCTTTTCTAGCCGATTTGACATTAGTGTCTAAATATGGTATAATTATAGTATAAGGTTTAGGAAGTAAGAACTTCTTAAGGAGTAAGAAATGAAAGAACTAATCGGTAAAAAAATCCACGTTTGCTTTAATGGTATGTGGTATGAAGAAATCACTGAAATTGTGCGTTACACAGAAAAATACCTTCTTGTAAAAGTTCGTGCAGACGATGGATTTGAACGTTACGAGTGTTTTGAAAAACGCAATGGAAATTGGGATTTCGATATGTATTGGTATCGTTCTGATAAAACTACTGCTTTATACTTATTCGACCTAGATTTGAAAAAGTCCGCAGCCTAACAGTACCCACCCTATAAATTGCACATAACAAATGCTATTTAGGGGGGGCATATTTTTGTCCTTTCCATTCTCTAAATGGGGGGGGCATATATTTACATTTACCCTTTTCTTTCGAGGGGGGGGCAATATTAGTTAGAGTGTGTTACACACTTTAAGGGAGTATCATATGTTTGTATGGCAAGTTGCTCAGTCAAAGGGCATTACATTTGAAATGGTAAACGAGCGTTTTATGGTGGACTACACCACCGAAGACGCAGAACGTTTTTGGAATAGCAAGTGGTCTGATGTTCAGAACACCTGGTTATTTTATTCTCCTGTCTATAATCTTTTTTGGGGGTAACTTATGAAAGACCACAGAACAATCCGTAGTCCTAGCGATTGTATATCTCTAATCAATCGTTATGGCAGAATGAAACAAGAACACTTTGGCGTTATTTACTTGAACAGTAAGCGTGAAGTCATTCAGACTAAATGCTTTTTCGTGGGGTCGGATAATGTCTGCACAGTCTATCCTAAACTTATTTTTTGGAAAGCGTGTAAGCTCGAAGCAAGTTCTATGATATTGTTTCACAATCACCCTAGCGGAAACCCTGACCCTTCTGACTATGATATTAAACTGACTGAAAACTTTGTGAAGGGCGGGGAGTTACTTGGTATTCAAGTTTTAGACCACATTATCGTGGCTAAATATTGCTATCATTCTTTCTTGGAACACAATCAGATAAGCCAGGAAATGCCGAAAACAAAAGTCGCAGAATAAGGGGGATTTTATGTTGTGGATAATATCATACACTCTCGTAAGTTATGGTGAGATTGAAGAATTTGAAGTTAAAGGTATTTTCAAGGGGTCGGAAGAAGATGTTATTTTATATATTGAAGACCTTAATAAAAAAGTTACTTATGGAAAATATGATTACTGTCTTGCGGAAATGCTTAATTAAGGGGGCAATTATGAGTATTCCTATCACTTTTCAGAATGAGTGCTACTTCATTGTCGATAAGGCAACACTTTCTACTGTGAATGTGCTTTTCGTCGGTAACGTTTTTATCGGCGGCAGGCTCTATAAAAAATATACTGGTTTCAACAGAAAATATCTGTTGGAAATCTAAAGCGGGAGTGTATCACACTTCAAGGAGTAAACGCTATGAGCTTAAGAGAAGTTCTAAAAACAAGGGACAAATTGACAGACGACGAAATCGACGCAGAGATTTCTTATTGCCGAAGATCACTTTTATCGGGGGAAATGTCTCCCGAAGAAGCGTGTATCGACTACCTGGGCGTCGAAGAAGATTACATTTTCGACATAATCGGGTACTAATCACTGTGGATAACTTGTGGATAAAATGTGGATAACTTTTGTCTGCAGGTTACAGACGGTGTCGGACTGACACCCAATCGGTGTCGATGTGACACCTTAAACGGTGTCGGAGTGACACCCAATAATATAATAATAATATATTTAAAAGATAATATATTATATAATACAAATTATTAATGCTTTTAGGGGGATATTATGAAAGCGTATAAAATTGTTTACAGAAATTATGTTGTTGGAACTGACGCTATTGAGCACTCAGTTATCGTAAAAGGCTGGATAAGAAAGTGTATTACACTCGCTGATTTGGAAAAGAACAGAAAACTCATTGTGTCTGTCGATAAGGTGGACATTGACTAAGGCTATCTATATTTGACATTAATGTCTAAATATGGTATAATATAAGAGTAAGGTTTGAGAAGAACCTAAGGAGTAACAAATGAATATGCTTATTTCATTAATCATTGAAGGTGTGGTATCGGGTGAGCCACACAAAGAAGAAGTGGGTATCTCTAAGAGATTGTATTTTACTATCGAAGTTGCACGTTATTACAAGACACGCGACGGAAATGATGCAACAGAACTTTCTAAGTTCAAGATTGTAGCCTATGGGAATATGTGTGATATACCATTGGCAGATGGTCGTGGTGTTCGTGTTGTCGGCAGACTTAAGCAGAATACCTGGGTTGATGGTGGTGTAACACACTCAGAAGTTCAGGTTGTGGCAGAGCATATCGAAGTAAGGGGTGGAAGAAATGGAAAGAAAAATTAAAGGTTATACCGCTGTCTTTGACAATCTCGATGGTTCTTTTGATTACATCTGCCACGGTGAAAATGAAGATGAAGTAAGAGAAAGAGCAGAAAGCAAATATGACAATGAACGGGTACGTGTGTACCCATATTATGACAGTCCATTTGATGTATTGTAGGAGTTTGATATGGCAATCTATTCATTTAGTCCTTTCGGATATGAAGGGGCATTGATTTCAGTTGAAGTTGATTTAAGACGTGGTATTCCTGCGACTGATATTGTGGGACTTGCTGACAGTTGCGTAAAAGAAGAGCGTGAGCGTGTTCAGTGTGCTATCCGCAATTCCAATTTGGAATATCCAAGCGAGCGTGTACTTATTGCTTTGAGTCCAGCTGATTTGAGAAAAGAAGGGACGGGCTTTGACTTGCCTATTGCTTTGGGTGTTTTGCAGAAACAGTTTACGGAAAGCGTTCTTGTTATGGGTGAACTTGAATTGTCAGGGGCAATAAGAGCCGTTCGTGGAGTACACGCCGCGTGTTCTACTGCCCTTGCAAGCGGTATTATGTATGCCATTGTACCTAATGCCAATCTTGAAGAAGCACTTGCAACAGGCATTAAAGCAATCGGGTGTGATACACTTTATGACGCATACAAATTGCCCGAAGATCTTAACACACGGAAGATTGCAACTGTCGATACGTATGACGAAACAATTTCTTTCAGAGAACCTGAATCGGAATACAAGGACAAAATTGATTTGACAGAAAAAGAAATGCTTGCACTTGTTGTCGGTGCATCGGGCAGATTTAATATGATGTTCTTTGGAAGTCCTGGGTGTGGTAAGACAATCCTTATGCAATATATGCAATATCTGCAACCGTCTTTGACCGCAAATGAAGTTCAGTCTGTAAAGCGTATTTATTCATTGGCAGGGCTTGGTGTAAAAGACGAAACCAAAGTGTTCCCACCTTTCCGTATGCCACATCAGACAGCAAGTATCGAAGGGATTTGTGGCGGTGGTCCGACTTGTAGACCGGGTGAAATAACACTTGCTCATAATGGCGTATTGTTTTTGGATGAAGCTGCAGAGTTCAGAAGTTCTGTATTGCAGATGTTGCGTGTACCTTTGGAAAATAAGAGTATTACACTTTCAAGGGCGGGTCGTTCAACAACATACCCAGCAAACTTTCAGTTGCTTATGGCTTTGAACCCTTGTCCTTGTGGTAACTACGGAAGTTCTGAGAAGATTTGCTTGTGTTCTGCGAAGTCGGTGGATTTGTATTGGCGTAAGATTGGTGGACCACTCTTGGATAGAGTTCCAATCAGACTTCATATTGACCCGGCGGAAGGTGAACGCAAAACATATTCTCTTGAAGAATTACAGTCGTATGTAAAGCGTGCTACCGAAGAAAGCAGACGCCTTGGTATAAGTTTCCGCGACCTTACAGTCGAAGAAATACTCAATAAGATGCCAGTATACATCTACGAAAAACTTTCTAAAACATCGGTATCTTATGGTTGGTCTGAACGTAGACTTTATGACTTGTGCAGAATATGGATTACCATTGTGTATGCCTTTGGTGATAATGTAGAAAAGTATATGGAGTATGCAGAAAAGGCTGCCGACCTTGTTGGTACATTTGCATTTCCAAGTTAATTAAGTTTTGGTGTCGAGCAGTTAGATTTTTCGTTAGTTTGAAAAATAAGTTTTATTATTGAGTGGGTTACACTCAAAAGGAGTTTCTATTATGAAAGAAGTCATTAAAAATTATTTGGAAGAACAGTGCAAAGTTGATCCTTGTTTGGCAGCTAAGTACAAAGATACTCTCATTGGGGGCTGTGTTGAGTACATCAACAAAATGGCAAGAGAAGAACTTAAAGGTATAAACGGTTACTTAGAAAACGAAGTTGTATACCATTGGGCTCGAGAGTATTTTGTAGACGGTATCGCAGAAAAGGAAAAGGCAGAAAAGGTTCAGAAACAGGTTGAGAAAATGTCAGATTTGTCTAAGGTAAAAGTCAATAAAGATATTTCAGAAGACCGTAAAGAACGTATGCGTCAGGCTCTTTCTAAGGCAAAGGCAGAATTACATCAGCAAGAGTTTGACTTCTAGGGGGAGTATATGCACAAGCCAATTTTCAACGACAGAATTACTCTTGATAAAAAGAAGAATGAAATCGTTCGTATCATAAATGCTCGTAGTAATCAGAAAATAATTCCTGGTCTTAAGAAAGGTGAGCAGACTAATTTTGACTGTTACAAAGAGTATGAAACAAGTCCCGATGTGTGCCGCAACCTTTACAGAAACTTCTACAACTATTTAGGTGTAGAATATCCTAAGGAAATAGTGTGGAATTACAAAACCAAACGTCACGTAAGACGTGGTTATGATGAATGGGATGAAGTTTGTTGTGGGGTACACATTTCTACAGACTTCTATCTGACAGAGCGTGAAAAGAAAATCATCTGCGACAAATATCCTGACTTCAAATACGTTCTGAAAAAATGGAGTGGCACGAAGGCTCAGACAATGGCAGTTCTTAAAGAGTGGAAAGTACACCCTGCAATTGAATTACCATTGGCTTTGGGTTACTACGATGTATGTTTTAACAAGCAGTTTCACGCCATGAACAAGGAAGATTTGAAGAAATGTTACAAATACATGAGTGAAAATCCGCATTTGAACCTTTCTGTGTCTGAGTTGAAAATCATAGCCAAGTATGGGGAAGAAGTAGCAGACTTGTGCTTTCGTGCAAAGGCAATTATGGGTAGACGTGTCAAAATAAGTGACGTCAAATGGATCGTAAACCAGTCTGAGAAATACTACAAGAACGATAGCTGGACTTTACGCAAAGATTATGACGACTACAAAGACTTGTGCATATATTTCGACAAGGATATGAAAGACGAGTATTGGGCTCACCCAAAGAACCTAAAAGAAAGAATTGCAGAACTAAGAGCTCAGCGTGAGAACATTCGTATGCTCGAAGAAACTGTAAAACTTAAGAAGAAAATGGCTCGTTATAGCAGAGTGATTAAACGCTTTGAAGGTTGGGATAGAACAATTGATGGGTATAACATTATCATTCCTAAGACTGTCGAACAATGGCAGAAGCAGGCAAGTGTGTTACACCAATGTATTATCCGCATGAACTATATGGACAATGTAAACAAAAACTGTGTACTGTTCTTTATTCTTAAGGGCGATACTCCAATTGCAACTTGCGAAGTAACTAACCTTTTGGAGAAAAAGATAGGGCAGTTCTACGCAGACGAACACGACCGTTCAAACTGTCTACCTACGCCGGAAGTTCGTAACGCTATGTTGAAGTATCTTGACGAGCTCAAAGTCGCATGATTTTTGACAGTTAAGGATATTAATGTTATAATAGTATCATAAGGTTTGAAGAAAGCCTAAGGAGTAACTATGAATGATTTGAAACAAATGCACAATGACTTGCAGAGTTTCCAAGACGAACAGACAGAAATGCTTAAGGATTGGGAAGACGCTATGGCTTACCTTGACAGTAAAGGTGTACCGCCTGGACCTTCTCTTATGGCTCGTATCATTATGTACAAGGGGGATAACAATGCCAAATGAAAAGTTGCAGCAGATTGCCTTGGAGTTTCACATTGACCTTGCTGACATATCGAGAAAAGATGCAAAAGATTTGTGTGAATATATCCAAGACTACATTGTGGCGTACTATAACACAATCAATTGTGATTACAAGATAATCGACGGGGAGTAATATGACAGTAGGTGATTACAAAGACCAAGACGACTTTATTTTAGTAAGACGTTTTATGTCTACCGAGTTAGGAATACAGAGTAAAAATGAAATGCTTTTGTATGCACTCATTTACTCGTATTCAGACGGGGGCAGTGCGTTTTATGGTTCGACAGAATACCTTGCTAAACGCTTAGGTAGTTCCAAGAGCCGCATAATAAAGGTCTTGAATGAAATGGTGTCGAAGGGGCTCATTATCAAGAAGGTTTCGGGAAGGTTCAATTTCTATGTTACAAACTTTAATTATGTGTGTAACACAGATGAACCGAAGGTGTCAGTTCAACACCCTGAACGGTGTCAGATTGATACCGAAACCAGTGTCACCCCGACACCCAATAATATAAATAATAATATAAATAATAATATAAATAATAATATAAGTCCTAAACGTTTTGTTAAACCTACAGTAGAAGAAGTACGAGCCTACTGTAAGGAGAGAAACAATAACGTGGATGCAGAGAAGTTTATTTCTCATTATGACAGTAACGGTTGGATGGTTGGTAAATCTTCAATGAAAGATTGGAAAGGTGCGGTCCGTACTTGGGAGAAGAATGATTATGGTTATCACAACAAGACTGTTTCCGAAGAGCCGCCTAAGCCACAGTTCAAAGTCGTTATGTCAGAAGGTTACGAAGGGGCACCAACAGTATGTCCTGAGTGTAACACACGCTTGATACGTAATGGTGGTATGGTTATCTGTAACTCTTGTCACCTATGGTATGAGAAGGAGAATGGAGAATGGAAACTATTCAAGAGGGGTTCTTAGACCAGCACGCAAGAGAACGCTTAAAGCGTGAGCAGGAAGTGTTGGAAAAGGAACGGGCAAAACACCAAAGAAAAGTGGAATCGAAAGATTGGTTAAAAATCATTAGTAAAGGAGAAAACTATGGCAATATTAAATCAGACTCAGGAAGAAAGGGTATTGAATTGGATAAAGAGTAACGGCGAGATTACCTCTGCGACCGCTTACAATGAGCTTGGTATCATTCAGTTACCTAAGCGTATTTGGAACTTGAAGCGTAGGGGCTACAAGATCATCACAGAATGGCGTGAAGGTAAGAACCGCTACGGAGATAAGGTTCGGTTCTGTGCCTATTCTCTTGGGTAATTTGACATTAATGTCTATTTATGCTATAATTATAGTATGAGTTGTGGGAAACTCAAAGGAGTAATAAATGACAGATGCACAATTAACAGATGCACAATTAAGAGTAAGGTGTAAGCAGATTATTGCTGATGTAGATTATGAACGCAGAAAGTTCCGTAAAAAGTGTGTTACACTTGGAATTGTAGAGTTCACTAGAAAATACGACCGTATTTACTACGAAGTATATTATCGGGGAAGATTTATATGCACACTGTATAATGACAAAGAAGATGATTTGAAACTTTTGGCAGTGTGGAACACAATTACAATTGCAGAAGAAACAATCAAAAAGATTGAAGGAGTAAAACATGAAGGTAACTAACAAACTTGGATTGCCACAGGCATTTGTGGAAGCAGTAAGTGTGGACAGACATAATCAGCCTGGACACTATTCAGCAACAACCTTGAACAAAGGTATCAAGGAAATCGTTCTTACAGACAGACATTGGGAAGAACTTGAAACCGATGCTGCAGAGAACGTATGGGCTATTTGGGGAACCGCTATGCACTCCGTTATGGAAAAGCAGAAGGACAACAATTTCCGCGAAGAGCTTTTTGAAGTCGAGTTGAATACATCGTGTGGCACACGTATCGTATCGGGTCGTGTAGACAGTTACGATATGGAAAACGAAGTATTGTACGATTGGAAATCAGCAAGCACTTGGAAAGTTGTTTACAAGGACTTTGAAGATTGGAAGAAACAGGGTCTTACATACGCATGGCTTATGAATCAGAACGGATTGAATGTAAAGAAGTGTAGATTTATTGCTATGCTTAAAGACTGGTCGGCAACCGAAGCAAAGCGTAAGCCGGACTATCCGCAGTTGCCAGTTTATGTATATGAGTTTGATGTTACATCCGAAGATCTTCTCGAAACATCTGAACGTATCAAGGGGAAGGTAGAACAGATTGTTTTGGCTGAGCAGAAGAAGGATGATGAAATCGAGCCATGCACATCAGAAGAACGATGGGCCACAGATGAACAGTGGGCTGTCAAAAAGGTGGGAACAAAGAAAGCAATTCCGGGCGGTGTATGTACTACACTTGAAGCCGCACAGAAACTTGTTGAAGAAAAGGGCGGTAAGGGATTTGAAATTGAACACCGCGAACCAACAAGCAGAAAGTGTATTGATTACTGTATCTGCAAGGACAAGTGTTCGTTTTACAAATCTTTGCACAGAGAGCCTGAAAACGGTTCGGTTGAGTAATTAGTCGATTTGTCCAAAAGAATCGCTCTACGCGAATCCTAGGGCGGTTCTAGGGCAAATTTAATAGTGAGGTTGAGAAGTGAAATGTATGTTTTGCCCTTGTCGTGTTGAGAATAGTAATGAACTAGATGGTTATCAACCTAATGGATGCTTTTATGGTGATGATTATCTTAATGATTATTGCTATGAAGATAAAGATGGTGATTGTTGTTGCGATAAAACAAAAGAAGAAATTGAAAATGACATAGAAGTTTATCAAGAATGTATGAGAAATGAAGAGGAACTTCTTGCAGAAGAAATGGAAAAGCAGTGGATTGCTAACTACGATTTTGAACGTGGCGATGTAAAGTACTAAGGAGTAACTATGTATGAAGAAAGAAAAACATGTCGTAATATCCAAAGGTAATATCAAGATGGGGCAGATACAGAGTGTAAGCCTGCCGCCTATCGTTACGTGTTCGGCATTGGCTTGTAAGTTCTGCGGTAAGAAATGTTACGCAAGAAAGATGTGTAAACTTCGACCAACTGTAAAGGAAAGCTATGAGCAGAACCTTGATATCCTTATGAATGACAAGGAGAAGTTTTGGAGAGAGGTCGAGGGAAGTATAAAACTTACAACATACTTTAGGTTTTTTGTTTCCGGTGATATTTATGATAAAGACTTTTTAGAGAATATGGTTTTGTGTGCTAGAAGAAATAAGCACTGTAACATCTTATGCTTTACAAAAAAGTATTCTCTTGTGAATGAATATCTTGAACATCACAGATTACCAAAGAACTTGAACATAGTGTTTAGTTCCTGGAAGGGATTGGAAATGCCTAATCCATTCAACCTTCCAACAGCAGAAGTTATGTACAAGGATGGGACTTCAACCGCAGAAGAAGGTAAGAAATATATTTACTGTTCAGGCAATTGCAGCGAATGTATTTCAGAAAAGCGAAGTTGTTGGAACTTAAAAAAGGGGGAAGGTGTAATTTTTGCTGAGCATTGATTAGTGTAGTATATTAGTTTGTGGAGGTGTAGTCTAATGAAAACGAAATTAAACGCAGTTTTTAGAGCTATGAAAAAGCGCTGTCTTAACCCGAATGATAAAAGTTACATAAACTATGGAGCAAGAGGGATTACCATTTGTGATGAATGGTTAAATTCCGAAAAGGTTTATTCAATGTTAGGACATCCGACAAAAGGTTATTTGGCTTTTCAGAAGTGGGCGTTGAACCATGGCTATAGAGAAGGTTTGTCTATAGATCGTATCGACAATGAAAAGGGTTACTCTCCAAACAATTGTCGTTGGGTTACTCGTAAAGTTCAAAACTTAAACAAGCGTAGTAATCATTATATAACCTACAAAGGTAAAACTCTTGCACTTTCACAATGGGCTGCTGAACTTAATATGCCTAGATATAAATTGGATCGCCGAATAAATAGATATCACTGGTCTGTTGAGCGTGCTTTTGAAACACCATAAGGGGTAGCGTATGGTAAAATACTTTTGTGATATATGCGGAAGGGAACTGCGTATAGCAGACAGAGTTCAGATACCTACAGACTTAGACTTTGTAAAGACTCAGAGTCTTATACAAGGTTTGGCTTTAGGTACTGCAACAAGCCTACTGTGCTTTGAGTGTTACTCTAAATTGCAGGACAAGTATAAAGACTACTTGGAGAATTGCAAGCAGAGTAAGAAAATTGTTTGACATTAATGTATAATAATGTTATAATGTAAATACTTAATAGTTAAGGAAAGGAGTGACTATGGACTTAAGTAAACTTAAAGATTTTTTTGAACCAAACGACATTGAATGGAGATTGCAACAGTGTGGCAAGGGAGCTAATGGCAAGATATGGGGAATGGCATTAGCCTATGTAACTAACCGCGCCATTATGAACCGTCTTGACGAAGTGTGTGGACCTGAGAATTGGAAGAATGAATTCAAGCCCGCGCCGGATGGTGGAATACTTTGTGGTATCTCTATTAAGGTTGGTGACGAATGGGTTACAAAGTGGGATGGTGCTGAGAATACTGACATTGAAGCTGTAAAGGGTGGATTGTCGGGTGCCATGAAGCGTGCTGCCGTTCAGTGGGGCATCGGAAGATATCTTTATAAACTTGAAGAGAGTTGGATTAATGCCAATGAAAATGGTGCTTATCGTGGTAAGACAAAAGACGGAACTACATTCAGATGGGATGCACCTACGCTTCCGGCTTGGGCTTTGCCAAAGGGTTCAAAGAGTGAGACACACTCAGAGCCAAAACCAAGCACAGAGTCAAAGCCAAAGAAACCTGTCGTTCAATTTACAGACGAACAGAAAGCAGAAATGAAGAAGTGGAATGACGGTACGTTTTCCAAAGACGAACTCGACAAGTTCAAGAAGCAGACTACCGCGCCAGGTGCAGATATTAATGGACTTGTTCAATGGTACGCTGATGAATACGCAAACCGACACGCAAACAAGGTAACTGATGAAGAAGCAAGCGGCGCTGAGTTCGCTTTTGACGAAGATCCAATCAACGGTTAAAAGGAGTACATAATGGGAATGGATTTTAATAAGACATTTATTACAGGCCGTGTTTATGGCATGGGATTGAGCCCTATGAAAAGCAACGGTCTTTATGTTGCAGAAGGTAAACTGTGCGTAAATAATGCTATGAACGCAAAGGGAGAAGTCTTAAGAGACGACTTCCCGGTTCGTTGTTATGGCAAGCAGGCAGAGTTCTTCGGTAAACTTAAAGACGGAACATCTGTATTGATTGAGGGTAAACTTAAGGAAGATATTCGGGTGAACGCAGAAAACCCGAATACAGTTCGTTCTAAGGTTTATATTAATGTGATTGATTACAAAGTTGAAAAGGGGGATAAGGATGAATAACTTAAACAGAGTAATTATCAATGGAAATCTTACAACTGATTGTAAGTTGGAACGCGGAAAGAATGGAACTGCTTATGGCGGATTCTGTATTGCGGTAAACCGTTCTGTAAAGAAGGGTGACACTTGGGAAGAAGTTACTTCGTTCTTTGAAGTAAAGGCGTTCGGCAAACTGTTTGAAAGCCAGCACCCATATCTCAATAAGGGGGCAAACGTAACTGTTGAAGGAAGCCTTGTTCAGGACCATTGGGAAACCAAAGAAGGTGAGAAACGTCATAAGATTTTTATTCAGTCTGATACTTTGTATCTCGGTGCACCTAAGTTTGAAAGTGCAAGCGAAGAACCATCGGGTAATCCAATGCCGCCGAGTGACGACTTTCCGGAAGGCTTTCCTTTCTAAGTAAAACAAGGTTCTGTCTACCGTTCTGTCGAACCTTCAATCGAGTATGTAATTGGGAATTAAGTACTACCGTAAAGCCATACGGAAAGCGTACCGGTTACAGAATAAGCAGACTAAGATTTTTTTTTGGAGAAGTGAAAATGGATATTGAACTTGCACAAGCATTGGAAGAAAACGCAGATTTGAAAGACGAAAATACAGAACTAAAAGAATTACTTAAACAGTTTATTCCTTACAGACAAGTTATAAACTCTGTTGCCTTTAAGGAATTGGCTGAACGAGCAGAGAATCTGTTAGAGAGCTTGAAAATAAATCCCGAAGATAGATTTGAGGTTACAGAAGAAGGTAAAGAGTATTTAAGTAGTCATTAAGAAATGATTAAGGGGTAATTATGGAAAAGGAAAAAACTTATACAATAACCGACCTTATGGAGATTACGGGGCTGACACGCGCCGGAGTTTTAAGACGTGCAAGGCCGTTCGGTTACACCAAGTATTGCAGATATGTTCTTAAGAGGACTAGTTGGGGAAACTACATCAAAGAGTTTTCGTTTACTGAAAGCCAGGTAAAGGCTATGGGGTGTGACCATGATCTTCGCAACGAGATAGTAGTGGTTGTTGAAAAGACAAACGAAGAAAAGCTCGAAGAGTTGAAGAAGGAACATCCGTTGGTTACGAATGAAAAGTGTTTCACACTCAGTTGGTTCCCCGAAACAATTCCATCTGTATTAAGCGATGAAGGAGGTAAAGAATGATTCTGAAAAAGATTAAAACTCTAAAAGATTTACTTTGGTTTGTTTGGCAGTTGCCACAGAATCTCTTAGGTCTATGGTTAATCAAAAATATGGGTGCTTGGTATTCAGTTGCTTGGGATGACTGTTATTTTTTCAAAAGACTGAATGGAGTTTATTCTCTTGGTAGTTATATCATTCTATCAGAAAAATATTATAACAACGTAACAGTAATTAAACATGCAAAAGAATATCAGCAGTTGAGCAGAAAAACAGGGTGGCTGTATCTCTTTGTATTATTATTCAGAAAAAACAAAAGTTGCAGAAATTGGAGGTAAGTAATGACAAAAGACGAATATGATGATTTCAAATTAAGGTACAAAGGTTGTGGGGCTGTTTTTCCGCTTTACATAAAATTAAGCAGATTTGAAAAGATGTGGTTTACAGCAATTCAGAAAGATGTTTCTAGCCTTGAAACCCAGATAAAAACAGACTCAATTCATATCCGAGAGTTACAGAAACAGAACGGAGAACTGTCGGATAAGAACAAACTCCTTATGAAAGATGTTCTTGATTATGCTAAAAGGGCGAAAAAAGCAGAACGAGAAAACAAGGAACTTGAATACAAGTTATCTGAAATTAGCAAAAGATTTGAGCCACAAGCCTTCACAGACCTTATGGATGAAGTAGAGGAAAACTTTAAGAATAAAGAACGTGTAAAGGAACTTGAAGCACAGATTGAGAAAATGAAATGTCCTTGGACTTGCAAAAAGTTTAGTAACTGTAAATTAAGTAATTGTCCTTGTGATGATTGGGAGATGAAAAAATGGAATTAGACGAACTGAAAAAGGAAGCAGAAGAAGAAAAGTCAATTAAAGAAGAAGATAATAAAATAATAGAGTGGGAACATAATCCGAGTTTGGCAAATAATTTAATGAGGGAGGACTTACTTTAATGATGTTAGAACAAGAAATTGAAAAATATTTAAGTGGGCAGACATTGTGTAATTGCGATAGTGTTTCTTATCGCAATATTAAAAATCTTATCTTAGGTTTTGCCGAGCCAAGAGAAAAGCGTATTGCAGAACTTGAAACACAGATTGAGAAAATGAAGTGTTGTGGAAACTGTCGGTGGGAATATCCTTGTTCTTTTTGTGATGATTGTAAAAGACTTGAAGGACAGATATTTGCAGAAACATTAACAAGCGATAATTGGGAGATGAAATAATGGAATTAGAAGAACTTGAAAAAGAAAATGCAGAACTGAAAGAAAAACTTAATTTCAGTACACAATATTATCAAGGTGAGAAAGCAAAAGAACAACTCACCAATGCAAAGGAACTTCTTAAAAGATGTTATGAAAACTACATTTATTTAGAACCATTGAGAAGTGAAATAAAGCAATTTTTAAGCGAGGTGGAAAAATGACAAAAACTGTTTTTGGTTCATTTATTGTACAGTTTGATATAAATTCAGAACATGGTAAAGAAACAAATAAAGATGTTCCTACTTATGACGGAAAAAAAGTTGTAGTTTTACAAGCGGAGTGTTATCCGTATAAAGACACAATAAGAATGTTGTGTGAATTGATATACAAGGAGTAACTATGTTTGAGAAAGAAGCAGAAGAATACGCTGATAAGCAGATTGGGTGCGGTGATGGATATTATGAATGGACAGATGTCGAACACGCCTTCAAAAACGGTGCAGAGTTCGGCTATAACAAGGCTAACGAATGGCATTATGTGAAAGACGGATTACCACCAATTAAAAAGGAGTATAATGGCAGAAGTGAACTTGTTCTAGTCTTATCCAAAGAAAAGGAAATGCAATATGCACAATATGTAGAAAAGGAAAAGACTTGGGCGAGAGGTATTTGTGAAATCAATTTTAAGCCTTACGCTTGGAAAGAAATTAAATTACCAAAGGAGTGAGGAATGAAAGAAGATATAATTATCCTGATAGGCGTACTAGCTTTACTTGTTTTGTCTATCTTTGAAATCGGAGTAGATATAAAAAGAAATATTGACTATGAGTTGCAGCACGGAACTGTAATTACAAAGGAAAGTGATAAATGAGTGAAATATACTTTAAGCATCCTGAACTTGGTGGCCGCCGCGTAGTAATACGAGGTTTTAAGTTGGATGATGATAAACTAAGGTGCGAACTTTGTAGTAAACCTTGTCAGCCACATGAGTTAGGTACACTTACTATAAAATACAAAGATATCGGAGAAACCGAAAAGCATTTGGTGTGTTTGGAATGTGGTAAGAAATTGGGGGCAGAAGAATGATAGAAGGTGAAAAACTAGTTGATAAAGTAAAAGCACTTAAGGCAAAATATTGTCACTTTTGGCAGGAAAAACCCGAAGGAGATACTTTCTCAGGTTTTCATGGTTTTATGGAAATGATGTTAACCGAAGCAATTAAATATGGCTATGAGCAAGGAGAAAGTTTTGGGAAGTATCAAAAGTACGTGGGACAAGTGACAGACAAGTTTCTTATTCAGCCTGAAAACGATAGGGCTTGGAAAAAAGACCTTGATGAAATTATGAAGGATTGTAGGAATGTTACTTGTAACTCTAATGAAAGTAAGACGGTAAGATTACTTGGAATGATAGCAGAAATGATTCTGTATAGGGGTAGGTTATAAATGACAGAATATGATTTTACACTTGCAGATAGAATAGCAAAGATAAAATCAATCAATGAGCAATACAATCTCTTGGATAATGCTTATGTCTCTTTTAGCGGCGGTAAAGATTCTACAGTCCTTCACTACTTAATTGATGAAGCATTACCAGGAAATCAGATACCGCGAGTTTTTATAAATACCGGCATTGAATACAAAGCGACATTAAAGTTCGTAAAACAAATGGCTGAAAAAGATAATCGTTTTGTAATATGGACTGTTGGAAAGGATATTAAAAAGACTTTGAATAAAGTTGGCTGGCCTTTCAAGAGTAAGGAACATGCGCAGAAGTTGTATGAGTGGAAGCGTGGCTGCAGAAGTAAAAGTCACATGAGATACTTTAGACAGTTACCGAATGGCTTTTCTCCATGTCCACATATTCTTATGTATCAGATTCAGGATGATTTTGAGTTGAATGTTTCGCACTTTTGCTGCCATGAGTTTAAGAAAAAACCTATTAAAGATTATATGAAACAAAGTAAGCGTAGTATAACTTTAACGGGTATGATGCGAACGGAGGGGGGGCAAAGGACTACTCTGAATTGTATTGTTACGGACAAGGATGGCGCTCTGAAAAAGTTTCACCCAATGGCTGTGTGTACAACTGAGTGGGAAGATTGGTATATTAAAGAGAGGGGTATAAAACTTAGTGAGTTATATTACCCGCCATTTAATTTTACAAGAACTGGCTGTATAGGTTGTCCATTCGCAAAGGACATTAAACAAGAGCTTGAAACACTTAGCATTGTGGAACCAAGCGAATATAAGAGAGCACAATGGCTTTGGAAAACTGTTTATGATGAATACCGAAGGATAGGCTACAGATTAAACAATCAACCAACGTTATTTGAATAGGAGGAATAAGTAAAATATTATTAAAATTTCTTACCTATTGATAATCTTTAGGCAGTTTATTGTCAGTATGATGATAATTATAAGGGGGATAAATGAGAATAAGAATGCATCAAGGCGGATTATCAGATTCTATAACAACAATTTCAGATTTACAAAATTGGGAAGATTTTGTTGAATACTGTAAAAAGTATAACATAAATATCAAGTCTGTAAGATGTGAACATTACAGTGGGCCTGATGAAAGAATTGGATGGAGTGACACATGGATAATTCTTGCTTGGTTTAATGATGTTATGTGTGAACGCGAATTACCATTAGCGTTTGCGGAAGGAAATGTTATGGAATTAAAAAGGGGGAATATAATGAAAGTTGTAGAAATAACTGTACAAGAATGGAATGAACTTAATTTCAACTCAGACAATTATTTTGCGAATGGTTGTGTTTTCGAGGAAAGCACAGATAATTTAATTGCTTTCAGTTATTATGAAGATGCTTATCATGAAGCTGGAAAATATTATAAGGTGGTAAAAGAATGAGAGTGTATATTAGTGGGGCTATTACTGGTGTAAAACACGCAGACAAACTGTTCGCAAGAGCAGAAGAAAAATTGGAGTTACTTGGGTATGAAGTTGTAAACCCTTTCAAGTTTGGAAAGCATCTTGAAAAGGAATACGCAAAAGAAGGTAAAGTGCCTAAGTATGAAAACTATATGCGTGGTGATATTGAACTGCTGATAAACTGTGATGCAATTTACCTTTTGGAGAATTGGGGAACCTCAAAGGGGGCAAGGCTTGAAAAGAAAATTGCAGAAGTTTTGAAGATGCAGATAATGACAGATTGAGTTGTATTTGATACAATAACATTATTAAGGAGGCCTCATATGAGAAAATGGGGAATTGTAGGCGCGTTACTTTTCGTAGCCGCTTGTGTAGTTGGATTTATTTTCAACTTCGATGGAAGCGACATTGTTGCTATTGGTCTTGCCACTTTTGGTTTGACTGCAACAGTTATCGCCTTTGTTAAAAAGCACAAGGAAAAGGGTACTCCGGTTTGGCAGATTGCCATCGTTACTGTACTTACTCTTGGCGCAGGTGTGCTTATCTGTATCGGTGGTATTGCTGACAATATCTTTGCAGCAATCAGCGGTGCGGTTATCGCACTTATGACAATTATCTTTGGTCTGATTTATAACAAACAGAAGAAGGCTTAAGGTAATAAGGGGGCTAGGTTGAAAAATCTAGTCCTCTTTTATTAAGGAACGATATGGAAAAGGGATGTAAGTTTTGTAGTGACTATACCTTCTTAAAAGATTTCTGCAAGGCTAAACAGCCGGACAATAAACTGCACGACAGATGGATTGTGGGTTTATTTCACGAAGTGAAGAATGGACATGATCTGCGTTCAAGAACAGGTTATGGTGATTTCCACTTAAACTATTGCCCTGAATGTGGAAAGAAATTAAGTGGTAGGAGTAAAAATAATGACGGAAGTTTACAATGATTGGGATAGCCTTTTTGAAAGGTTCTGCATAATGACTGTGGATGGAGGGCTATCTGACTTTACTGCAATCAATTATCTTATGGATAAAGCACCAAAACCGCTTATCACTAAGTTGATTAATTTCAGTAAGAAACAGGAGAGATTGTTGAAATGATAGAAACATTCAAGCTGATTGGCGAAACTGTATCAAAGAAAAATAGCAATAAGTTTAATGCAAAATACAAGTTTACATATAAGACTAAGGGCTATGTAAATTGGTATGAGGGCGCGGTTATGCAGTTACGACCACAGATAAAAACAAAAGGAATTGATTATCCGGTGGAAATAACAATGAAGTTTGTACATGGAGATAAACGTAAACGTGACAGCGATAACGGACAGACTTCAATCCTTGATTTGCTGGTTCGTGAAGGTGTAATCGTTGATGATAATTGGTTTATTGTAAGGCGCTTAGTTGTAGATAACGACTTTGAAAAAAGCAATCCTTACTGCATAATTACAATAAAAGACTTATAGAAAAGGAGATAAAAATGACAAAGGAACAAGAAAAGTTTAGTTATATTAAAAACTATACAGACTATGATGTTATCGGTGACGACATAGATTTCAAAGTTTTTGCAGATTGTGGTCCAAAAGAAGTTGTATTGCAGTTTGAGGAAAGCGACAGTAGAAATGATTGGATAAATAATCTTTTATTTATTCCTTGGCCGGTAAAACTTGGTAATAAAACAGCTTGGACAACACTTGGTTATGCACGTGCGTATAAATCTACACAAGATATTCCTATGCAAGAACTCTTGAAGGCGATTGTTGAACACCCTGATTTCAAGGTTGTAATTCGTGGATGGAGTTTCGGAAGTGTTATGTCAAAACTTTCTGCACGACATTACTTTAATATTACTCAGAAGAGTGTCGATGAGCTTACAACTTTCGGTGATGTAAAGTGCTGGCTGAATCCTTTCTTTAAGAATAAAGCGGTAAGACTTCGCGAGTATGTTACTTCAAACGATTTTATAACTTGGTGCGTTTTGTTCTATCACCGTGATAAAAAGTGCCGAGTAGGAAGAAGGTTCAGCATTAAGGAAATCTTTAAAACAGATTACTATCACTCTCACTATGAGGAATATGATTATAGTAAATATGAATAAAAGACTTGTAATATTATTACACTAATGTTATGATGTAATCAAAGGGGGCTTGTATGAAGAAAATTGTCAGTTTAATTTTTATATTAATGCTCTGCAGTATGTGTTTTTGCAGAGAAATTCGATCAGCGTTTCTTGGAAATCTTGATACCGATGAAGTTGCTAGATACCAAGTAGGAACATTCGCTATTGCGACTTGCCAGGATATTGTGAAAGACAGAAGTATGTATGACTTCA